GTTATCGTGCAGCAACTGATGAATCGGGTTCCAAGTGTCCGGGTGCGCCACGCTTTCCGTGGTGAGCGCCGGCAAGGATTCGCTAAATTCTGGGGGAGACCCCGGGACTAATTCAGGCATCATATCCTCCTTCTTTAATACTCAAAAACGAGTTCAAACTCAATTTCTGTTTCCGGCTCAAGCTCTTTTGGGGCTACAACACGCCGCCCCATCAGGGTGCCGTCCGCCGCAAATACGCCAACTTCGCGCACAGCATTCTCCCCTACATCCTCGCCGGATACGACACCCCTGACCGTCATACTCGCGCCGCTTACCTCGTTGGTCGTGGTCACCCGGAACACTTCCACCTGTAAAGCCGTATCGGTGTCAGGACTATACGGGGCATCGCCTGATCCGACGGCCAACCAGGTCGCTTTCGGTATGGCGCCCCCGGTTGCGGCTGCGGTGGCCACCTTATTTCGATAAGCCGCAGTTGCGGCGATTGCAGTCGGCATCAGATCACCTCTCTATATGTTGCACCGTCACGGCTGATAGCCGCCACGGCGGAAAACCACACGCCCGGAAGACCAGGCTCCAAGCCCAAGCGCCACGTTCCGTCAAGTGGCTCGGACCCCTCAAGCTGCTGGACGGGTAGAGTGCGATCACCGCCCGCCGCTTGCACAGGCAGGACCGAGTGAACGCACATACTTAAATCGCCGAATCCGCTGCACAATGGATCGCCGGCAGGCTGGAGTCCCGTCAGCCATACAATGCCACGAAGCCCCCAACTGCCATCCAGGGTCCGCTCGGCATAATCGCCACCGATATCCCAGCAGCCGTCGAGTGTTTTCCACCTGTGAACGACGAAGCGACTGCATCGGATTAGGCGCACAATCAATCGCTGCGATGGGGCGAGCATCGTAATGAGAGAGCTAAAAATCGACCTAAAAGCAGTTATCAACCCCCGCAAATGACAACGGACGGGCGCATATTTCGCAGCTATGGCCTTGATAAGGCGCTGCTGCGCCCTGTTCCACGGCCAATCAGCGATATTCAAACGGATCGCGTACTCGGCCCAATGGCGCATGGCCAGCATTCGGATCGCGCCGGCAGGAGGAGAGAGCACAATGGAGCCGTCAGTAATCCACGTGCCGTCGAGCATCCGCCCTCCGGCGGCCTCCCATTCATCGTGGTAGGTCCTATATTCGATGATTCTCGATCCGGGATAGCCGATGTTTTCCAATGCGGTGCGTACCGCCCACAGCGTGCCCTTCTTTTGATGTATGCTCACGCTGGCGGCAATCGCAGCCCGCTTCACCTCATCGCTCCAACCGCTGTCCCATTCGTCCACGCTAAAACCCCAAGCCAACCAGGGCAATAAATCGGACGGACAGGTGTCCGGGTTCCAGACCTCGCGTACGACCACCGGCACAGGCCGGTCGATGGCCTCACTGATAGCCCGCTCCTGCGCGGTAGCATTAGGCGGTAAAAGGTCAGACACCGGTGCCTCCTGCCGTGACGGTTATCGATGTACAGTAGGTCGTCTCGCCGTCGCCGGTCACAAGGGACGCGGCGGGCGAAGTGAGGACGACATTTTGCACCCCCGGTTGGTGCAATGCCGCATACAGGCCGGACAAGGTGACATCGTATCCGATGCGGTGCATACTTTCCGTGTAAGTTCTCACGGCATCCTCGGCGGCCTGGCGAACAATCTCGGCATCGGGGTCCGGGTAAGTGATAAGCTCGGCCTCGACGGCATACGGCACAATGGTGGCCGATGACACGGTGACATGATCGGTCAATGGCCGAATATCTTCAGCATTTAGCGCGGCCTCGACGATACTCAATAGCTCCGGCGATGCCTCACCATTGCCAGTGCGGCTGAGCACATAGACCACCACCTCGCCGGGTTCGGGGCTAACCGCCTGGATGTCCTTCACGTCGGCGTCGGCGCTCAGGCCGTGAAACACGTAGCTCCCCTCGCTGCCCGCCGTAGTGATGCCCTCCAACGCAAGCTGGATGCGGGCGCGATAATCATGATCCGATTCATACACCGGGGGGCGGGGAGGGATGGCAGTTGGGTCTCCGGGGTCGATAATCAGGCGAGCCACGTTGAAGTTTGCGCCGATTTGGTCCAGGTCTGCCCCCACGGCAAAGGCCAGCATCACGGCCTTAGCGGCATCATTCACGCGCTGACGCAATAATAGCTCGCGGTAGGCGGCCACCTCTAAAATCTTATAGGCCGGGTCAGACTCTACCAAAGCGGTAAAGACCGGGTCACGATCGGTTAAATCGGCAATCATCGCGGATAAAATGGCCTCGTAATCGAGCTGCTCGACTACGTTTGGGGGGGACAGTTGCGATAGATCGATGCTCGTATAGGCTCCAGCCATCAGCGCACCTCTATCCCGTCAAGGGTAATCATTTTGCCGTCCGGCAGATATACTCCGGTCATGTCGAGCACTATCTCTCCGGGGGCGGCGCTTGCAGCCACAACCTTCTGCAGGCGGAAGCGAGGCTCCCAACGGATGAGCGCCTCCGCAGTTGCCGCGTAAATCTCCAGTAATATGCTGCGGTTTATCGGGGCGTCGATCAACTGATACAGGCGCGACCCATACTCGCGCCGCATCACCCGGCTGCCGATAGGGGTAATCAGGATGTCGCGGATCGACTGCCTCAGATGGTCGATGCCGCTTAGTGGCTTGCCTGTAGATGCCGACGTGCCTTTCATGGGGCCATTCTGCCTGCTGTTATTATCTGTTTCCTCTGGCGCTTTTTCCTGTTAGCTTAGCCCCCGGCGAAGACATTGGAGCTTCCGGTGGCAACTGCCGACCCGCAGGATACGGGGTCCCCCACCCGGCCAACTTGTCTCCCATTGGCGTACACCGTAGAGCTTCCAGCCGCCAGGACCCCGGCGTGCGTTTCCGGGATAGGCGGTCAGGTATGCGGCGCCCATGCGTCCCCCTGGCGGTGCACACCGATGCCATTGGCAAATACATCGGCAGATGCCCCTACGTTAGGCCGAGGCGGCCAACATCCGTGGCCCGTACAAATATCACCTAAGCGGGTTACTGCTGCCATTAGTTCAGGTCAATCCTTGTGCCGTTAATCCGCACGCCCGCCGCATCGAGTTCCAGCGTGCTGCCATTACTGCTCAGCAGGATATGGCTCGTGTTCATGGTGATCAATGATCCGCCGACTGTGGCGTTGATCGTTCCCTCCGGGTTGAGCGTGATATTCATTACATGGCTCTCCCGGTCGTACTCGGTTACGGTCCCATCCTGGTAAATCGTGCGCCGGATGGTGCGCTTATCCGCTGGGGCGGGATATGCCGTATGGTAAATGGCGGGGATCACTACGGCCTGTGATTGATCGCCGTAGGGCGATAATACTATTACCTGCTCGCCCGGCTCCGGGGCCCACCAACTGCGATCCTCGCTTGCGCGGTGCGTAAGCCAAGGCAACCAATTTGTAATGATGCCGCCGGTGCGGACCTTCACCCGCGCCTTTGCGTCATTCAATTCGGTGATCACGCCAATACGAATCAGGTTCGCCAATATCCGCTCGGTCTCAGCCTGTGCCCATTGGCTCACGGCTCACCCTCCGGTATCTCTGAAACATCCGGTGGCGGCTCAGGTATGCCCAAAAGCCCGGTGATCTCGACATAATCGTCGATATGATCTGGGCCTATCTCAGGCGCGATGCCCAGATACACCCGTTGTGGGACCTCGCCCTCATCGTAGCCAGTCCATACGCTCTCGCCCAGGTGGATGATCTGCTGCCACTCGACGCGCCATACCTCGTACTGGTCCAGCTCAGGGTCAAAATCATCCTGGTAGATGCCGATCAGTTCCGCTGGGCCGATGGGGCACCCCCAGCGTTTGGCGCGCACGAAGGCGCCGACTGCTGCTGCCAGCTTGCGGATTTCGAGCTTGGGGTTCTTGTCTTTGTCCTGCCGGAAGCCGATGATCAATCGTGCCTCGAAGCGGGCATACACCGCCTGCTGCTCAGTGCCGGGGTCCTCGTCGTTTATCGCGGTCATTTCGGTCAGCTCGATGAGGCACGCGGGGATTGTAAGGGCTTTGCGGTCCATGGGATAGGCGGCGACCGTTTTCAGGGCCGTAAACTTCGCGGCGATTGCGGAAATGATGCCGGTATGCACCGCGTCAAGGGTGGTTAGCGTGTTCGCGTTTGCCATTGCAGCTCATGCTCGAATATCTTGTAGAATTGGGCCTCGAATAAGGCGGCTTCCACGA